GGCGTCGTGGATGCGCGGCGAAGACGGTGTGGTGAAGCTACGCGAAGATCGCGCGCAACAACAACAGATGCAACAAGCCATTGAAGCGGCACCGGCAGCGGCTGGGGTAATGAAAGCGTTGGGTTAATGAATGAGATTGTAGATCGCGTAAAAGATTATTTAACCACACGCGGACAATCTTACCGATTCACCTTCAAAGGTGTTCATGGTGAGGCGGTGCTACAAGATTTGGCTAAGTTTTGCCGTGCTGATGATACAACGTTTTTACCGGACGCTCGTGCGAGCGCGGTGCTTGACGGGCGCCGTGAAGTTTGGTTGCGAATACAGAAGCACCTAAACTTAACTGATGACGAACTGCAAAAGTATTTCAACCCTAAATAGGAGAACATAGATTATGGATGAAGCAACAGGGTCCGAAGGTACGGGCAACCCCGAAGGTTCACAAGAAAGCGCACCGGCGGCGGGATCACCAGCAACGGGCGCCCCACAAGAGAATGCGTCAGGCGTTGCACTTAATGACGGCGGCACACCACATTGGTTAGATGGGGTGCAAGACCCATCAACAAAAGCGTGGGCCGAAGCTAAAGGTTTAAAAAACGCCACAGTTGAAAATGCGTTGGGTAGTTACCACAATCTTGAAAAGATGATGGGCGCGGAGAAAGCAGGCCGTACCGTCACACTACTTGGTGATGATGCGACACCCGAAGAACGCAATGAATTTTACGGAAAACTTGGTCGGCCTGAAGCGGCGGACAAGTACAGCTTACAAGCGCCAGAAGGTACAACCGACACCACGCGTCTTGATATGATGCGTAACGCGGCGTTCGATGCCGGTATCACTGAAACGCAAATGAACGCACTCGCGGCGGCTGATGCCCAATACCTTGAGTTAGCCACCAATAGGTTTAACGATGATGCCGTGGTGTCAACGGCTGAAGCTACCTTAGAATTGAAAAAGGATTGGGGCGCGGCTTACGATCTTAAAGTAGCAGGTATTGATGTGGCGGCAGCGAAGTTAGGTTTCACTGATGGACAACTCGACGGTCTTCGTAATACGATGGGACCGGTTGCCGCTATGAAATTTGTTGACGGCTTGAATACCAAGATGGGTGATCACAATTACGAAAGTGGTGAAACACTCACAGGTGAATTTAAAACACCGGAACAAGCTAAAAAAGAAATGGGTGAACTCACCATAAATAAAGAATTTATGGACGCTTGGACGGACCGGACACACCCCGGCCATAAGGCAGCGGTTGAAAAGAAAGCGGCGCTGGCCCGTCTACAAGCTGGTCACATATAATGGCTACACAAATACGTCTTGAAGCTATGAGGTTAGCCAGTGGCTATGAGTTCAAATCTATTGAAAAAACTTTAGTAATGGCAGAACAAATCGCAGAGTACATTGAGTTTGGGGCCGGGGGAGAGCCTCCGGCACTAAAGTTGGTTGCAAAAGCCGACCGGAAGAAACTAAAGTTGCCGTTTAAGGCATAACATTTAAACACAACACACTTGCAATTTTTTTTATTTTATGCCAATAGTAAAAGTAAGCGCACCTTTTGGTGTCGAACCGGTTAGTCTGATAACCCGCAAGGGCCAGCGATAACCTCAGTAGTGGCCCCGGTATTCCACTGGATAAGCCTTTAGCTTTTTGTTTAACTTTGACAGAAAGAAGGCAATCCAATGTCAAATGAAATCTTAGACTGGTCAGTAATTGACTATAAGTCTACCGTAGAGGCGTTGTTACAACAGCGCGGCTCGAAGTTCCGTATGTGTGTTATGGAAGACAGCTATACCGGAAAATCGGGTAAAGCGGTAAACCAAATCGGTGCCGTCAATGCTCAAAAGCGAACCACACGACACGCTGACACACCATTAATTGAAACTCCCCATGATGCTCGTTGGGTTTTCCCTTCGGATTATGAATGGGCAGATTTGATTGATACCCAAGACAAACTCCGCACAATCGCTGATCCCACTTCGCCGTATGCTATCAACGGCGCAATGGCCCTTGGCCGTGCAGTGGATGATGTCATTATCACGGCGGCAACCGCAACTTCGCTCACCGGTGAAGACGGCACAGTGTCAACCGCGTTTCCCTCGGCGCAAACAGCAAGCACCACCGCTGGTGGCCTGACAGTTGCAAAGCTTCGGGAAGCTATGCAGCTTTTAATTGCTGCTGAAGTTGACGTTGACAATGAACCCTTGTATTGCGCTATCGGCGCGCAACAGCACGACGATCTGTTAGGTGAAACCCAAGCCGTCAGCTTGGATTACACCAACCGGCCCGTTCTTGTTGAAGGCCGTATCAAAGCCTTCATGGGTTTCAACTTTATCGACAGCCAACGTTTGGCTCTTTCCGGCACGGATCGCACTGTTATTACGTGGGCGAAATCCGGCCTTCACTTAGGTTTTTGGGATGATATCGACGCCCAAATCACCGAGCGCGCAGACAAATCTTATTCAACACAAGTGTACGTAAAAGGCACTTTCGGGGCGACCCGCGTTGAAGAAAAGAAAGTCGTCGCCATCACTTGCTCAGAAGCATAAGGAGGGATTGAAAAATGGCTACAACTTATTCAGTCCAGAAAACGAAGTGGGACCAAGATAGTCCTACTACGCGGATCAAACCTAATGAACAGCACGGACGTATCCGTGTTGCTTACGCATTAGCTGAAGCGGCATCTCTTGCTGTCGGTCCAATCGAAATGTTCAACCTCCCAAATGGTGCGCGTATCCTTTCGGGAGAACTTGTGCATGACGCCCTTGGCGGCTCCACCACAGCTTCTGTAGGCCACGCGGCTTATAAGAACGCTGATGGTACGGTTGTTGCTTTAGACGTTGATGAGTACAAAGCTGCGGCTGCGTCAACCGGGATCGCTACGGTTGATATTGCTGCTACATCAGCACTTGGTCGTAACAGTGTTGTCGATGCAGACGCTGATGGTATTCCCATCACGGTTGTAATTGCCGGTGCTGCTGCTACCGGCACCATTGAGTTGACAATGCACTATGTCGTCGATTGATCTAGGGGGTGAGGATGTTTAATCATCCTCACCCTTTCTTTTTATAGGAGTTTTTTTGCATGGCCAATACACAGATTGACGTTGCTTCGGGTGCTGACATTACCGGGATTGATGACACCGCCGCCGGTACTGTTACTAACGCTGTACGGGTTGTCATTAAAGAAGATACAAACCAACATGATGCAGTTGTTACTTTGCAAAATATTATTGCCGCTTTGGTGAGTGATAAAATTACGATTCAAACTTCATAATTAAAGGTGCCATATGGCTGATGCTGTTTCTATCTGCAATCTGGCGCTTCAACGGCTTGGCGCTAAGTCGATATCTACTTTAACGGAAGACACCACACGCGCGCGTGAATGTAACCGTGTGTATCAACACGCGCGGGATAGTGAGCTACGCGCGCATCCGTGGGGGTTTGCCAAGACCCGCGTACAAGTGGCCGCTGACGCCACCGCGCCCACGTTCGGGCCAACCAACCGGTTTGCGCTCCCTGCTGATAATCTTCGTGTTCTACCCACCAACGGTTTTGACGGGTCTTCTGTTCAAGATGATTTTCAAATTGAAGGTCGGTATATAGCCACCTATTCATCGTCACCGATTAACCTTGTTTATATCCGGCGAGTCACGGATGAAAATGATTTCGACTCGCTGTTTATTGAATTACTAGTGTCCCGTATTGCAATGGACACGGCGGAAAAACTTACACAATCAAATAAGAAAAAAGAAGAGGCGGCAGCGCGGTATAGAGCAGCTAAAAATGAAGCGCGCCGCATAAACGGTTTTGAAAACCCACCACAAGAATTTCCTGAAGATAGTTGGATAACGGCGCGGCATTAATGGCAAGAGTATCACCGATACAAAATAACTTTAACGGCGGTGAGATATCGCCGCTTTTGTATGGGCGTCCTGATGTTGACCGGTACAAGACGGGGTTGAAGACTTGTTTAAACTTTATCCCTCTTGTTCAAGGCCCGGTGGAACGCCGCCCTGGTACGGTGTTCATAAAAGAAGTTAAAACCAGTTCCGCTAAAACCCGCATTGTGCGTTTTGAGTTTTCAACAACGCAAGCTTACATTTTAGAGTTTGGCAATCTTTACGTTCGCTTCTATAAAGATAATGGCGTTATCCGTACAACCGGTTCAACCATTTCGGGGGCTACTAAAGCCAACCCTGTTGTAATCACGGACACCGCGCACCCTTACGCCAACGGTGACGAGCTTTTCATTCAAGGCGTTGTGGGTATGACGGAACTGAATGATAAATATTATCGTATCGCCAACAAAGCTGCCAACACTTACCAGCTTCAAGATATTGGTGGCACCAACATCGACGGTACAGGGTTCACCGCGTATTCTTCTGCGGGTACAGCTGAAAACACCGTTGAGTTGGCGACTACGTACACCACGGCGCAATTGTTTCAACTTAAATTCGCACAAAGCGCCGATATTTTATATATCGTACACCCCGATCAAAAACCGCGCAAAATTTCCCGGACTTCGGATGTAAATTGGTCGATCACTGATATTACTTTTTCGGATGGGCCGTTTTTACCAACCAACAGTGAAGAAACTACACTCTTACTATCTGGCACCAGCGGTTCGGTTACGGTTACCGCTACGGACCCAACTACGGCAGCGATCACCGGCGCAACAGCGGCAAAACCAGTTGTGATCACGGACGTTGCACACGGGTTTAGCAGCGGCGACACAATTTTCATTGCCGCCGTTGGTGGTATGGTAGAACTGAATAACATCTTCTATCATCTTACAAAGATTAATGATGATAGTTACAGTCTCCAAGACACTAGTGATGTTGACATTGACGGTACGGGGTTCACCTCTTACACATCCGGTGGCACCGCCGCGCAACACACAAACGGTATCAACGGACAAGATGGTTTTAAGTCTACCGATGTTGGCCGATTAATCCGTTGGGAGGACGCGGCGGGGGAGTGGACGTTTTTAACAATTACCGCCGTCGCTAACGCGCGAACATGCACTGCCTTTATCGACGGGCCGGATGCTTCAGCCACAACGGCTACTACGTCATGGCGTCTTGGTGTTTGGTCAGACACGACAGGCTACCCCGGCGCAATTACCTTTCACCAAAACCGTCTTGTGTTTGCTGGTCCAAGGGATTTGCCACAACGTATTGATATGAGCCGCACGGGTGATTTTGAAAACTTTGCGCCAACAGAAGTAGACGCCACGGTGGTTGATGATAACGCCGTCACTGATAACTTATCCGCTGACACCGTTAATGCAATCCGTTGGGTTGCTGATGATGAGAAAGGTTTACTATCCGGCACCGTGGGCGGTGAGTGGGTAACGCGCCCGTCTGACACCGGCGGTATTACCACACCCGCCAACGTTCAAAGTAAAAGGTCATCCGGTTTTGGTAGCGCCAATATCGCACCAATACGCGCAGGGCGCGCTATGTTGTTTATTCAACGTGCGTTGAAGAAAGTTCGTGAATTGGCGTATGTGTTTGAAGATGATGGTTTCAAAGCCCCGGACTTGACTTTAATATCAGAACACATTTCGCGCTCCGGCATTGTCGAAATGGCTTATCAAGGTGAGCCTCAAAGCCTCGTATGGATCGTGTTAGTTGATGGAACTTTGATATGTATGACGTATGAGAGGGACCAAAAAGTTGTTGGTTGGAGCCGTCACAAAATCGGTGGCGTCAGTGACGCCGGAACAAAGCAAGCAATGGTAGAGAGTGTTGCAACAATACCGAACCCCGCAGGGGCCGCTGATGAGCTTTATATGGTTGTGCGACGGCGTGTAAATGGTGCGACGGTTCGTTATATTGAATATTTAAAACCACATTGGGACGACAGCAAAGACCAAGAGGATGCGTTTTTCGTTGACAGTGGTTTGTCTTTAGATAGCCCGTTGACTATCACCGGTATTACGCAAGCTGATCCGGCGGTTGTTACGATAGCGTCACACACCTTTACCGATGGGGATGATATAAGAATTTCCAATGTGTTAGGTATGACAGAAGTGAATAAAGTTTCTTACGTCGTCGGTGAAGATAATGGTTCTAACACTTTCGAGTTGTTTAGCAACACACGCCAGCCTACCACGATCACGGCAATCACTAAGGCTAACCCCGCCGCTGTTACAGCACCAGCACACGGGCTTACATCCGGTGATGAAGTTGGAATTTTTGATGTTCTCGGTATGACCGAATTGAACGGCAACGGGTACGTGGCCACAGTTGTTGACGCAAATAATATTACGTTGGCTGTTAATAGCACGGGGTTCACCACATACACGGTCAGCGGTACAATCCGCCACGCAATCGACAGTTCGGCGTTCGGCGCGTATGTGTCCGGCGGTGAAGCGCGCGAACGGTCAACAGTCATTTCCGGTTTGGATCACTTAGAAGGTGAAACCGTTCACATCTTAGCGGAAGGGTCCACACATGCGACTAAGACCGTATCAAGCGGTTCAATCACGCTTGACCGTCCAGCGGCAAAGGCTCACATCGGGCTTCAATGTATTGCGGATCTCCAAACCTTGCGCCGTGACGAAGGTTCAAGAGAAGGCACCAGCCAAGGGAAATTCATAAGATTTCACCGTGTCCTCATACGTTTTCTTACGTCCCTTGGTGGTTTTGCTGGCCCTGATGAAGACAACCTTGATGAAATCGTGTTTCGTGAGGGCGGTGATCCAATGGATACGGCTGTACCTTTGTTTACGGGCGATGTAGAAATAGAGTGGGACGGCGACTACAGTAACGACAGTTTATTTTTCTATCGGCAGACGCAACCCCTTCCCGTAACAATTGAAGCGTTCATGCCGCAAATGGAAACGCAGGATAGAAGTTAAATGTTTGCAGTAGAACCATTCATACCGGCGCACTTGGGGCACATCAAATTACAAAAATTGCAAATGCAGTTAAGTGATTGGGTTAGCCGTGAACAGGCGTCAGCCTTGGCGCAATACCCAAGCTACACCGCGTTAGATAATGGGGTGCCAATTGGAGCGGCGGGGGTGATACCTTTATGGCCGGGGCGCGCCCAAGGGTGGGCGTTTCTTTCTGAAATGGGGCCGCAGAACTTTTTAAAATGCCATAAAGCGGTTAAACATTTTCTTGACGGTTGTGAAGTTCGGCGTTTAGAAATTTCGGTTGATTGCGAATTTAAGCAAGCGCACAAGTGGGCTAAAATGCTGGGCTTCACGATGGAGTGTGAACGTATGCCATACTACAGTCCTGACGGACAAGATTGCGCTTCGTATGTGAGGATTTTATAATGAGTGGAGCAGAAGTACCACTCCTAATTCCCT